ACCCATTCTCTTGTAGGAATTACTTTAGGATTAAGATCTGCTGTAATGTTTGCTATGCTGTTACCTGTTCCTGAATAATAAGCTAAGTTATTTTCTATTGTTGTTATTCCTGCTCCGTTTAGTATTTCTATACCGTCTGCTCCTGATATTTTTACTTTTGATGGTGATGACCCTACTAATACATTGTCAAACTCTATATAAGTAGATGGATTAGAACGTACCTTTAATGCTGTTACTGGGCCAGTAGGATTGTCAAAACTAATAGATTTAGTATCTGCTACTACTACTTCTCCCCCAGGATTTAGATTAATATTACCTCCAGCTATTGATGTAATATCTCCACTAGCATTTACAAGAAATCTAGATACACCTAAAAAGTCTAAATAGAATCCTGCACCTGTAAGGGTTCTGTCTCCTGTAAGTGTTCCGTCTTGTACGTATATAGAAGCTTCTCCTTGAAATATGGGAACTAGATTTCCATACCTATCTTTGTAGTAAATAACACCATCATAGATATTCTTGAAAATATCTATATCAGCATTAGTTTCATTGTAAACATCTGTTGGAAATCTTTTTCTTAATTTCATCTTAGTATTTCTTTTCTAATGTTTCTAAAATCTGGTTAAGAGTAGCATCATCAATACTTGAACATCCTTCATCACAAGCTTCTGTACTTATTATATAATTTACTCCTCGTATAGGAGTATTAGCAGGACTATTGCTTACTGAATCTTCTACTGCACAAAAAGTAGCAGTTAGGTTATCCCCATCTATTACTACTGATTGTGTATTGCCATTAGTATCTTTATAAGTAACAGTATAGGAAGTAACACCTGCTATAAACTTACCAAAGCCTGTAGCAGTATAAGGAATAGTTTTTAGTAATCCTGAGTTATTCCTATTAAGCATTAATAGAGCTCTTCTAAAAGTTTTTAAATAATCTAATTGCTCTGGACAAGATATTCCCAGTAGCATATTATTCATATACTTTTCTGCAAGTTCTGAAAACTTACACTGAAGGCTCCATATCTTTAATTTTAAACAGTCAGGGCTCATTATACTTCTCTATAATAAAGTGTTGCAGAATTAACTCTTCCATTTTCAGGAGCTGCAGCAGCATCCGATGTTGCGAGCTCTAGGGTTACATATTCATTATTTGGCACTGTTACTTGTATTGTAAAAGCTTGTCCTTGCCTTGCTCCACGTCCTAAATCTGATGCCAGTGTAAAAAAGTTATGGACTTCGTATTGAGTAACTCCTGCACCTAGCCCTCCTACTCTAACAGCTGCTTTTACACAAAGTTTCATTCCATTAGGATTATTAGTGTCTATAGTAGCATCTCCACAATTAAATGAAGCATCTATTTTGTAAGTTTTTGAAACTCCACTTGTGTTTTGGTATATTAGGTTAGCATACTGGCCAGGAGCACTTCCAGGAGCAGTATAGGTTGTAGTAGCTAAATCCCAAGTTCCTGTTGCTACTATTGACCCTTCTGCACCACCAAAGGTTCCTTCTTTTAAAGGAGTAAACGTAACTACTATAGCATCATCTGTTGCAAAAGTACCGTTAGACTGTGTATGGGTTACAGTTAAAGTTCTATAGGTTCCTGCATCTACTATATTAGTTATTTGTCCTATCCAAAAAGTATTAGCATCAAACTCTTTAAATATTCTAATTAATCCATAATCTCCTGTAGCATTGAAACTAGTAAGGAACGCTGAAACATCTAGTGAGTCAAAGTTTGCTTCGTTTATATAAATTTCAGTAACACTAGACAGAGTAGCATTGTTAACTCTAATAAAAGTACTAGAAGGTCCAGGTGCTGTTGTAGATCCATCAAACTTCCATTTAGAAGAATGACCTCCAAAGATTCCGTTGTTACCATTGGCTCCAGGAGCCCCAGTAAATAGTGTTATATCGTTACAGTCGTTACAAGAACAGCTCATTGTTTTAATTTTTAATAGTTAGCAGCCACAATCACAATCGCAATCACAGCCTGAAAAAGTTGAACATATTGTGTTAGCATTTGTTAGTAACGTAGTTGCTCTTGTAAAGTTATTACATGCAAATGCTGTTTTAATTCCGTATTTTAATATTTCAAGTTGGTCTAGAATATTCTTATATTCTTCTAACTTGTCTTCATCGCATTCGGTTACTAGTTTTCCTACTATTTTTTCCATGCAGTTTTCTAGACTACACATTGTAAGGATGTACTGGTCATCGTTTGTATAAACAGCAGGAGTAGGAAGTGCAGTATTAGTAACTTGATACACTACTTTATATATACCATCTCCTTGACTCCAGGTTGCTCCGTTAAAAGCTATAAAAGCAGGAGGAGTAGCAGAAGGATATAAGTCAGTAACACCATCCTTAATGATAAATGTTTCTAATAAGTTAGTGCCTGCTGAGTCATAAACATATACATATGCTGAAGCTACATCAGAAGTTTCTTCATTAGGAGCTCCCCATCCTCCTGTATTAGCTGCTGAGTATATATTTGTCTCTTCACATATCTTTATCTTATCACAACAAGTACCTGGGATACTTAGGGATATTTTTGGTTTTAGTGCCATTTTAGTCTTTTTTAAGGTCTTTCTTATCTCCTATCTTCAGGAAATTGGATATCTTGTCTATAGCAGGTACGAACTCTTGCCATCCTAATCTTTTAAAGTTTTCTAGATTAGAAATAAATAACTGCAAGATAGTGAAGTTTAAGAAGAAATAGTGTAACCATTCGTAAATATTAAAGTCAAAACCGAAAAAAGGTTTAGAAACCATTGATATTTGGAACAGATGTGATATGCCTAGTATTACCATATAAATTCCTAATTTAAGGAAGCCTCCCCATAATTTTCTTGATGAGAACTTCTTTCCTTCTCTTAATGATGCTTTAATGCCAGTAAATATTTCTAATGCAAAAAGAAGTAATATTGCTACTCCTGTTATAGGCTCTATGCCTAAGTAGTTTTCTACGAAGGTTCCTAGGGAAGCGAATATTGCACTAAAGCTTAATGTACCTGTCATACAGTTAGGGTGAAAAGCACTATCTACTAGATGTTTTGCGGAGTCGTATCCAAATTCTTCAGTTTTCATAGCTAGGTAAATCTTGATCAGTTACGCTGTCATCTATAGAATTTAATGAGTGGTCTTCTTCTAGTACATGTAACATACCATTAACAAAACGTCCTAATCCATTAAGAGTTTTCCGTCTTTGGTTTTTTCCTAGTACTGAAGATATCTTCTCATCCATGTTCCCGAATTTATAACTGTTAGTGTTCTTCTTTAATAATAAGTCATTAAATAAAAACCTTACCGTTGTATTATCAGCCTGGTCATGGGCCATAGCTATTCTTACTAGATATCTACTGAAAACTCTACTAAAAAGTTTCCCTTTTCCTCTACAAACTATAGCTAGTTTTATTAAAGTATAAATAATTGATAAAGGCTTTATTGCCCATCTGAGGATAGTTTCCACCAATACTAAAATTATACCACGTGCCATATTTGTTAGAGTTACTGTTTATCATAAATAAAATAACATCATCTTGTTTACTTAAAGTTAGTACGTAGATGATGTTATCATAATAAGGTTTTTATTTATTACAAAGTTAATAAATTTAAAAAAAAGTAGCCTGCTGTTTGACAGCAAAAATAACAACAGGCTACTGAGGTTTGGGAGAGAGATTCTTATGTTAGCAAAGTATCTACATTTAAAGCAGTTGCTATAGCATCTCCTGAAGGAGAACCAGAACCATCCTGAACATAAATCAAGATGTTAGCATCAGCTTTTTCAGCAGTAACTAAACCATTGATATCTTCTTTTACAGTAATCATGATAGCATCGTACTCACCGTCAGTAACAACTGAAGCTGTTCTTGGTACTGGAGGAACTCCAATCATACTGTTTTCGCCTTGGTTACCCATAGACATGTACTCGTCCATAGCAACTTGTTGCCATGTACCACTTCCGTCATTAGCACCCTGGATGTGAGTGTTTAATGTTGAAGCATCAGAGAAAGTAGCAGTAAATCTGTTAGAGTAGTAGTTTCTAAGAGCTTCTACGCTGAAGTCACTAGCTACACCTCTAAGTTGTACACCAAATTCTGCAGCAGCAGCTAAAGCAGCTGTGATATACTCAATAGTAATACCTGTACCGCTAGCACCTTGGTAAGCAATATCAAGAGTTACAGTAGTACCAGCTAAAGCAGTTATTTTGTAAACTGGGTCAGTTACAGCACCACCACCGATTCTTAATAAGTCTCCTACAACAAAAGTAGTAGCACCTGCGTTTAATGTTCCTGTTTTAGAACCATAGTCAATACTAATAGTTGTAGCAGTACCATCAGTAGCACCTGCTTCGTCACAAAGAGCTTCGAATCTTAGATATCCGTTATTACTAACAGGTTGAGTACTCATGTTTTGTACTCCATTTTTAACTAGACCAAAAGCTAATTCTTCTTGAGAACCAGTAGCATCAGTTTTAAACTGAGCAAACAAGCTATTAGGCTGGCTTCTGTTAGCAGCATCATTATCATTCTTACGAATTTTAATGTAAAAGCTAGTTTCAGAAGTAGTAGTTGGTAATGAACCAGTAGTACCATTAAATCCGATTCTAGTAATTTGTTGCACAGCAGCTACGTATTGTTGTACAGTTGCATATGTGTTATTACCACCGATAAGAGCAGCTTTAACAATAGCCCCTTTAGTAAAACGAGCAGTAGATACTAATTTTCCACCAATGTTCTGAACTACTCTTAGTTTAACAGAATCATCTAAAGCATCAAATGCTGCTTGAGCAACATATGCTAAATTTGATTCATCTACTAAAGCAGCAGCTCCGTCAGCTAAAGTTGACGGTGTAATTACTACAGCTCCTGGAGAAGCAGCAGTAGTGTCTGCGAGCGAAACGTAAGTTACGTTGTCTTGTCTTCTTAATTGCATTTTTCTATTTTTTTAGTTAATATTAAGTTAATTATTCAAGGTCTTTTACAGGTACAATATTTTGTACTTTTTGTTCTTTTACTCTGTCTAACATTAGGTCCTTTGCCATGTCGATGATTACCGTGTGGGTAGATTCATCTAGTATACAATTTCTACTGTTGGCAGGAGTGTCTCTGTCTACAGTGATATCACTAGGGAATATCAGATAATTCATTGTATAACTTGTTACATTAAAAGTACCGTCAGTTATAAGTTGGTGTCTTTTAGGAGTTGCAGGTGATGCAGGATCAGAACCAGATACTTGTCTTTGGTATCCTAGCCTCCATACACGTGCCCATCCATAATCTTTATAATAAGGTTTTTTATACTTATTGTATAAGTACTGCCAAATTTCATCGTGAGCAATTACATTAATCCATGCTTTGATGAAGTCTTCAGTACCACACTGTTGTTTATCTATCATACATTCTTCATATATCGTATACATAAAGTCTGTAGGTAAATCAAAGAACTTTCCATTTGCAAGAACTCCTGTTTGGTCAGCAGAGACTGTAAGATTGGCTCCTTGCTTAATTAAAGCAGATAAGCCTTGATTTCTTACTTCTGTCTCTTCGAATCCTTGACCTTTTCTATTATTGAGTTCACTAACAAACTGCTTGATATATAGCAACTGAGCTTCAGTTAGTACAGAGCTTAGGTCAAAGTCCTCGTATCCAGGGGACCCTAAACTATCTGCTCTGTCTAGTCTTAATTCGAGCTCATCAGCCATTTCGTTTGCAGTCATATTCTATTTTTTAGCTAACTCAATTTGAGTTGTAATTCTCATTTTTACTTCCTGGTTATCAGGATTTTCTAAATAATTTATTGTATCAGCTAATTCTCCTAGTTCTACTCCGTTGTCTAAAACATATCTTCTGTCAGACATCTTCTTAATAGCACCAGCATCAATAGCCTCTTGTACAAAAATTCTTTGTTCATATTGAGGGTGGTCTACTACAGCTAAGAATCTTTCTGCACTTTCATCCAGTACATTAATTATCTCGCTTTTTAACCAGTCTTCATTATGGTTCACAGTAATAGTCCTTCCTAAAGATTTGATAAAACCAATCATCTTGTGCTTATTAGAAGTAACTTCTGCAAACTTGGTGTAAGCTCTAGCCTTAAGCTCAGCTGCTTCAACCTTTTTAGAAGTGACTTTGTTATCATCTACTATCATAAACTCGTAGGTAGCTTTTAACATTCTGTCGTCATAAGACGGAGAGATTAGCTTCCTGTTAGATAGAAGGATAAGGTATTTTAACATGTCTATCGAGTAGTTAAGGTTTAAAGTTATACCCTCTTTAGTCATAGTTATTCTACCTCTTCGATCACTTCTCCAGAAGTTTTCTTCAATAGGCAAAGTGTGATTTAAATCAGCACCTAATTCATTTTCAAAGAACTCTTTTTGTGTCATCCCATTGGGATACTTGTTGTAATACTTTTTTATATAACGCCTCTCTTGGTCGTCTAAAATTACTTTTACTCCTCCACCTCTTCTGTGGTCATTAAGAGGAACTTGGTAGCTTCTCTTAACTTTGTTGTAGATGAAAGGGTCTTTTCTTTTATCTTGTCCTTTTACTAGTAATGTGCTCCACTTTCCAGATGATTCTACTGGCCTTACACTTACTATTTCATCTCTCAAATAAGAGCCCCACTTAATTGTTGGCTCTTTGGTTACTTCTTTAGTTTTTGCTGTCATTTTTATTAATTTATAATTAAACTCTCTTTTAAGTATTGCCTCCCCATTTCTGAGGAGGCTTTACTTGTATTAACTTCTATTAGTCAACAGATAATCTAAGGTCAACTACTTTCGTAGGATCTTCAATCATCATACCGCCCCACTTCTGGAAGTGAACTTCATATCCATCAATTGGAGATGCTACCATTTTAGGCTTACCTTTACCTGCTGCTTAGAATGGATCTCTCATACCAGGAATGTATGCCCAGTTGTAGTCAGGAACTCCTTTAGGCTTAACTCTGTAGATTCCTGCATCCTCACCGTAGTCAAGTGCTAGGATTCTGTGAGATTCTACAAGTCCTAATCCATCAGGGTGACGTTGTGGGAAGTATACGTCATCATCGAAGAAATCAAGGATTTCAACTTTGATTACTACTCCGTTGTACCACTCATAGA